GCTTCACGCGATGGAGCAGCGCCTTAACCGGAAACTGGAGGCAGTAATGGCAGCTCAGGACGATGTTAACGCGGCAGGTCAGGCGATCCTCGGCCTGCTCACGGACATGCAGGCCGACATCGCCGAGATCGGCAGCGGCGTGACCGCGATCCAGGCGGCCCTCGCGGCGATGCCGGCCGAGGTCGACACCACGGCGCTGAACGCGGCGGTAGCGCAGATCGCGCAGGCCCAGGCGAACCTGGACGCGTCGGCTTCCTCGGTCGCGGACGTGGTCCCGCCGGCTCCGCCTGCGCCGTAAACGTGTAAGTAAGAAGCCCCTCGTAAGCACAGTGCTTATGAGGGGCTTCCTGCTTATGCGCCCTATGCACTTACCGGGGCTTTCCCCTAGTCTTGTAACTGAACTTAGCCACGGCCGCGCGAACTGCGCTGGAGCTGGTCCATTCCTTTCACGGGAAGGGCCGGTGGCCAGTGGCTTCCGATCTTGCCAAGTCGCTCCATGAGCAGGAGCTGGGGGTCTGGGCGAAGATCCAGTCCCTTGCGAAGGCTGCTGCGGACGAGCGCAGGAACTTCACCGACGACGAGCAGCGCTCCTGGGACGCGCTGCACGCCGAGGTCGACACCGTGGACGCGCGCCTCAAGCAGATCCTTGAGGACGAGAAGCGCGCCAAGGCGACCGACGAGCTGTACAGCTCCCTTGAGCAGCGGACAGCCGTACCCGGCATGAACGGCGGCCGGAACGACAAGTTCGCCGAGGAGTGGCGGGCCTTCGCCCGCGGCGAGGTGCGCGTCATCGACGTCATCCCGTCGGAGTCGCGGATCATGCAGCGGCTCGCCACCGGCCGGCCTGTCAGCCCGTACGAGGTCCGTGTCCTGACCGACGCGTACCTGCCCGGCGGCACCCCTGGCTCGTTCACCAACAACACGGGCGCCGCGATCGTCCCGATCGACTTCTACGACCAGTTGCTCAGCTACTTGATCGAGGTCAGCGGGGTCATGCAGACCGGGCCGACGGTGCTCAACACCGCGGGCGGCGAGCCGATCCAGGTCCCGATCGTGCAGCAGCACACCGGCCTCACCACGGCCGGCGCGCAGGTGACGGTCTCGGCCGCGCAGAACGCGACCCTCGCCTCGGCTGACCCGGGCTTCGGCCAGAAGACCCTGACGGCCAACAAGTTCGGCATCCTGATCCAGGTGGCGCGCGAGCTGATCGACGACTCCGGCGTCAACCTGCTCGGCTACCTCGCCATGTCCTCGGGCCGGGCGATCGGCAACGCGCTCGGCAACGCGCTGGTCAACGGCGGCTCCGGTATCTCCGGCAGCATCCTGTCGGCGCCCGTCGCGGTTACCGGCGGCTCGGCGTCCGCGGTGTCCGGCACCAACCAGGTCGCCGGCGGCCCGTCGTTCGGCAACCTGATCGACATGGAGTACTCGGTCATCGCCCCGTACCGGCAGTCGCGCTCCTGCTACTGGCTCGCGGCGGACAAGACCCTCGGCTCGCTCCGGAAGCTGACCGACACCGTCGGGCGGCCCCTGTGGGAGCCCAGCACCGTCCTCGGCTCGCCGGACCTCCTGCTCGGGAAGCCGCTGGTCGCGGACCCGTTCATGCCGGCGTACGCGCTGAACGCCACCTCGCTCGCCTTCGGTGACTTCAGCCAGTACTTCGTCCGGATGGTCGGCGGCGTGCGGTTCGAGCGGTCGGACGACTTCGCGTTCGGCAGCGACCTGGTGTCCTTCCGGGCAGTCATCCGGGCAGACGGCCAGCTGATGAACCCGCCCACCACGGTCACCCCGTCCAACAAGGGCCAGCCCCTCGTCCTGTTCCAGGGCGGCTCGACCGGCTGATCCTGCTGTGAGAGCCCCGTTGTCAGTTACGCTGGCGGCGGGGCTTTCGCCGTTTACGAGGAGACGACATGAAGGCAGTACGGCTGACGCGGGCCAACGGGCTGAACGACCGGTGGATCGGAGATAAGGACGCGATCCGCATCCTGGAAGACGAGGACGCAGCTGACATCGTGGAAAGGCTGCTCGCCGTGTACGCGCCCGAGTACGACCCGCAGGAGGTAACCCGGCCGCTGGGGGACGTTGCAGGAGACGTGCAGGAAGCAGTGCACGCGCAGCAGGATGCCGTGCAGCAGCTGACAGGCCTGGCGGAGGAGCTGAGCCTTTACGAGGACGCGGACTCTGAGCCGGAGCTGAAGCGCCCCTACGGCAACCACAGCAAGGCTGCCTGGACCGAGTGGGCGCTGCACGGGGACCACGGCCAGCCGCGGCCGACAGCGGAGGAAGCAGCGGGCCTGACGAAGAACGAGCTGATGAACCGGTACGGCGAGCGGCTGTGACCTCGGTGAACAGGCACAGGCGGTGACACATTGCGCCCGGTGTCCCTACACTGGTGAAGTAGCAGCCGTGGCCTGTACGCAGGAGCCGGACCAGTCTCGTACCGAGAGGTTCCAGCCATGGCGGCGGTAACTAACGACAGCAACCCGGGCCGCAGCAACCGCCCAGCCCGGCAGGCTCCTTCCACTAAGTTCCACGGCCGGCCGGCTGCGGGCACCGACCCGACCAACATGCCCGGCCAGCTCCCCGGTGACATCTTCGGCATCTCCCAGTCGTACTCGACCGGCGCCGGCGGCACGCACCCGTCCAGCCTTGACGACACCGCTAACGACCACGTCACCGTCGAGCGGGGCCAGCTCGACCCCGGCCTTGCCATGGTGGAGGGAAGCGAGATCACCTCGACCGGCGCTCCCGGCAGCGAGGGAGCCCGCTACGCCGCCGGCGGCGAGACCATCACCTACACCGACTTCTACGGCTACATGGGCCAGGAGCACCGCGAGAGCACCACGCAGGGGCGCGTCAGCGGCGACGGCGAGTGGACCAGCTTCGGCGAGAGCAACGGCTTCAGCGGCCCCACCCTGCCCGTTCTCCAGAACGCCCGGCCCACGTCCACGGGCGCCGGGCAGGGGCGCGTCAGCACCCACCGGTCGGGCCGGGGCTGACCGCGGGCCATGGCAGAGAGCTGCTCAGGAGTCCGGTGGCCCGCGTGGCCGCTGGCAGGAGCGGTCGGCGCCGGCCGCAGCGACGAGCTGACCGCTCCCTCTGAGCAGTTCACCCTGACCCCGACCGGGCTTGCCGAGCAGCAGCGCGCGGCAGGAACAGCAGAGGAGGTGCCCGGTGAAGGACCTGAGTGACCTCGCCCGCGGGTCGATCTGCATGGACTCTTCCATGCAGGGCGGTAACACTGTCTCGGTGAACCCGCCGTTCAGCCCGCCCGGCAGCGAGAGCGAGGCGTACGAGGGCGTCCCGGAGCACAGCCGCCCGGAGCCGGACCTCGGCCCGAACAACGACAGCCAGCTCAAGACCACGATCAGCAGCGCGGGCGCGTTCCGCGTGACGCCGCGTACCTGGAAGAAGGTGACCTGATGGCGATGACCTGGGGTCCTGTCACGCACCCGGACGGCCGCGACCACGCTCCCGTCGGCGCGAAGGACGGCATGCCCACGCTGTCCACGCCGATGTCGCACGAGGGAGCCCCGCGCCACACGGTGCGCTACGACGCGACTGACTCCCGGCACGATTACGAGACCGGCCAGCGCCCGTGGGAGTCAGTCGACGAGCACTCCGGGCGCACCTCGGACACCGACTTCGGCGCGCTGACCGGGCGGTTCGAGGACGGGCCCGGCGTATGGCGGCAGACCTGAGGTCACTGCGGGGTAAGTACCTGCCGCTCAACCCGCACCATAAGCGCGCGCTCGTCGTCCTGGCGGTAACCGCCGTCCTCGACGTCATCCTCGGCGTCCTGTACGGGATCGACGACCACATCGGCATCTGGCACGGGCTGTACTGCGCGACGGGCACCGCGACGTCCCTCGGCTGCGACGTGCTGCCTGTGGACGGCGCCGGCTACGTGCTGTCCTTCATGATGATGCTGACGATCCTGCCCCTGTTCAGCGCGATCTTCTCCCTGTTCACCACCGGGCTCATGACCAGCCACGTGGACGTTAAGACCGAGCAGCAGACAATGGCCATAACGGGTCACGTGGACGCTAAGACCGAGCAGCAGACGTCTGAGATAAAGAGCCACGTCTCCGGTTAAGCTGCCGTCATGACACTCTCGGCGTCGCCAAAGAAGTCAGGCAGCACGGACCTGGTAACCATCCGCGCCTGCTACGGGCCGGTCACCTTCGAGATCGACGAGCCGCGCGGGCACGTCCTGCACTTCTGGCACGAGCTGGGGAAGATCGTCGCCGCCGAGGACAACGAGCGGCGCGCTAAGGCCGGGTACGAGCGGTTCCACGCGTCAGTAGGCGGCGCTTACGACGCCTGGGAGAATCTCGCGCCGGCGCACCGGGAGCACTGGGTAGCGGCGTTCACGGAGTGACGCAAAGGTGTCACGTGACACCTTCCGCTAGTCTGCTGCCCATGAGCTATTCCATCGCTGTCGTCGTCAAGGACGGCAAGGCTGAGATCGACCCGGCTGGGACCACGTCCGCGGAGACGCTGGCGGACGGCAGGTACGTGATCAACGGGCACGTCCCGTCCGAGGGCACCTGGCAGGCAGAGAACATCCAGGTCACCCGCTACCTTCCGGACGGCGGCAACGTCGTCATGCAGGCAAGCGGCACGCACTACGCGTAGCCTCCGTGACACTTGAGCGCCGCCTTGTGCGCCTTGCGTTCTGGCGACGGCACGACTGCCGCTGCGGATGCCGCTGGCGCCCGTTGATCGGTCCCCGTAGCCGCCACACGACGACCTGCGCGTGGTGCGGGCGATGACCGCCGTAAGGCTCTGCCGGGAGGTTTCAGCGCACGCGCTGGTGAGCCCGCACCTTGAAGATCCTCGCTAGCCACGACGGAGGTTCCGGGTGCGCTTTAGCCTGGTACAGGATGTACGTGCCGCTCCAGGCGGTTAACGAGCACGCCGAGGGCGTCAGCGTCACCTTCCGGGCTGGCGGTGAGGCGCTGATGCGCGACGCCCCGCCGCTGGTGAAGGTCACCGACGCCGACGCCGCGGACGTGGTGGTATGCCAGCGGGCCAGCTCTTACCAGGGGCTCGGCCTGTGGCGCAGGTGGGGCAGCGTCCCTTCCCGGCGCACCGTGTACGAGAACGACGACGACGTGTTCTCCATCACCCCGGAGAACGCCGGCGCCTACGCTGCCTACAAGGAGGGCACGGACGTCCGCGAGGCCGTCCTGCGCTACGCGCGCACCGCGAACCTTGTTACCACCACCAGCCCGCACCTGGGCGACCGCTTCCGGGAGCTGCTCGGCAGCCACGTCCCCGTCGAGGTGCTGCCCAACTACGTCCCCGCCTGGGTGCTCGGCCTGCCCCGCGACCCGCTGGACCGCAGGCTCCGCGTCGGGTGGGCCGGCGGCTCGTCGCACGCCCGGGACGTCACCATGGCGACCGGGTCGGTACGGCGCTTCCTGCGGCGGTTCCCTGACTGGGACCTGTACGTCAACGGCGTCGACTACCGGGACAAGTTCAGGTGCCCGGCTGACCGCTCTTTCTACACTGACTGGATCCACGTCGTTGACGAGCCGCGCCTGTACTACAGGTCCGTCGACTTCGACATCGGCCTGTGCCCGCTGCTGTCCACGCAGTTCAGCCGCTCCAAGAGCTGGGTCAAGGCGCTGGAGTACTTCAGCCGCGGCATCCCGGTGGTCGCCAGCGACGTCGAGCCGTACCGCCGGTTCATCGACCACGGCGTCAACGGGTTCCTCGCGAAGGCCGACCACGAGTGGCTGGGGTACCTGACCCTGCTCGCCTCCGACGAGGGCCTGCGGCTGAAGATGGGCGAGGCCGCGAAGGAGAAGGCACGAGAGAACACTATCGAGGCGCATTATGATGAATGGGTGCGCGCGTACAAGATGCTGTTTCCTGTCGGGTGGGGGTTTAAGGGCTGATGCCTAACTACACGTACACGACAGGCGGCGGAAGCGGCACGAGTTCGTGGAACAGCGCGACCGGCGTGAGTTCCGGCATCGGCGGCGGAGGAGGCGGCGGGTACCTTCCCGGTAACACGTACGTGAGGAACGCCACGCAGTCCTGCCGCGAGCGCGGCTGCCAGGCCCCGGAGCTGGCGGCGCTGGCACGGCACCTGTCCGACGAGGCGCACAAGACGCTAGAGACGATGCTCAACAGGAAAGAGGGACAGCAGATGGAGCCGACCAGGGCACTGTGGTGCGAGCAGGGGGACCACTCCTTCTCAGAGAAGGACCCGGACCTTCAGGTGATCACCATGCAGCGGCGAGGGCCCGAAGGCGAGAAGGTCGAGGAGTCCCGGACCACCTGCGGCAAGTGCGCCGCGATCGTGATGAACCGGATCGGCCAGGCGCAGAACACCACGGTCTCCCCGCTTCCCCAGGGCGACGAGTAATGAGCCTTGACAACAGCTGGGCGCAATCCCTGGATGACGTACCCCTTACCTACCTCTACCGGACGCTGAACCGGCTGATCCTAATGCTTGAGAGCGGCGAAAGAGGAGACTTGCTGCCCTCGAAGGGCGAGCAGGACACCGCCTGGGCGGTCAAGCAGGAGTACGAGCGCCGTAAGGCGGAAGGCGGGAACGTTTTCTAGTGAGGTACCTGGTAACTGGCGGCGCCGGGTTCATCGGCTCGAACCTGGTCAAGCGGCTGGCTGCCGACGGCCATGAGGTCCGCGTCCTGGACGACATGTCCCGCGGCCGTCCCGAGCGGCTGATGAAGGTTAACTGCCAGGTCGTAGCCGGGGACATCCGGGACGCTCACACTGTTCAGTCCGCGATGCGCGGCTGCGACGCCGTCGTGCACATGGCGTACCTTCAGGGCACCCAGACGTTCTACGCCGAGCCCCGCCAGGTGCTGGACGTAGCCCTGCGCGGCATCCTCAACGTCCTGTCTGCCTGCGAGGCGACCGGATGCGCTGACCTGCTGCTTATCTCTTCATCGGAGGCTTACCAGGTTGCCCCCGTCGTCCCGACGCCGGAGAACGTGCCGCTTCAGGTACCGGACGTTGAGAACATGCGCTACAGCTACGGCGGCGGGAAGATCATCAGCGAGCAGGCAGCTCTCGCCTGGCAGCGAACGGGCGTGCTGGACCGCGTAGTCATCGCCCGCCCGCACAACGTCTACGGCCCCGACATGGGACGGGAACACGTCATCCCGGAATTCTGCCTGCGCATGAACGAGCTGACGCAGCTTGACCCTGAGGGCATCATCATGTTCCCGGTCCAGGGCACCGGGCAGGAGACACGGTCGTTCTGCTATATCAGCGACTGCGTTGACCAGCTGGCCGCGCTCCTGGACGCGAAGACCCCGGGCGGTGTCTATCACGTCGGGACCATGGACGAGCGGACGATTGCCGGGGTAGCGCACGCGGTCGCGCGCTGCTACGGCCGGGAGATCAAGGTCATGCCCGGCAAGCTGCCCAAGGGCTCCCCGCCCCGGCGGCTGCCTGACACGGCTAAGATCCGGAAGCTGATGCTCGGCTCCCGTCCCTGGACCCTGTTCGAAGACGGCCTCGCGGAAACCGTCGAATGGTACAAGCAGCATGGGTGACGTAACGGCCTGCGGCGGCTGCGGTGCGGCGGGCTTCAAGCTCCTGCTGGACATGGGACTCCAGCCTCTCGCCGAGGGACGGGCAGGCAAGCGGTACCCGCTGCTCCTTGTCCGGTGCGAGAACTGCCTTCTCGTGCAGCTGGACTACGCCGTCGACCCGGCCGAGGTGTTCCCGCCGGATCACCCGTATACGACTGGTAACTCCGCCGCGCTGAAGCGGCACTACGAGGACCTTGCACGAGAACTGGCAGGCCCGCTGCACACCGGAGACGTTGTCGTCGATATCGGCGCTAACGACGGCACGCTCCTTAACTGCTACCCGCCTGGTAAGGGAAACCTGGTTAAGGTCGCTGTCGAGCCGACTGACCAGGGAAAGAAGATTCCCGCCGGGATCACGTGGGAGAAGGGCTTCTTCACTGAAGAGCTGGCGGGCAAGATCAGGGAAGCGCACGGCCCGGCGAAAGTAGTTACCGCCTGCAATGTCCTCGCTCACGTGCCCGACCCGCACGAGTTCACCGACGGGGTACGGGAGCTGCTCGCCGACGACGGGGTCTTCGTCACGGAGAACCACGACCTCGCCAGCATCCTCGACGGCCTCCAGGTCGACACCGTTTACCACGAGCACCTGCGCTACTACACGCCCGGGACGCTCGCGCGGCTGCTTGAAGAGCACGGGCTGCGCGTCGAGCGGGTCATTCTGGTCCCGACTCACGGCGGCTCGTTCCGCACGTACGCGCGCAAGGGCAAGGAGAACTTCACCGGCCGGGCTAACGCTGCGGCGACGGCCCTGCGGGGGATGCTGTGGGACATCAGCTTCGCGAAGCGGCAGCAGGTGTACGGGATCGGCGCCGCCACCCGCGCCACGCCGCTGATCCACTGGGCGGGCATCCGCGGGTTCATCACCTGCGTGTGCGAGGTACCGGGCAGCGACAAGACCGGCACCCGGATGCCAGGCACGACCATACCCGTCGTTGACGAGAGCGCCCTGGTCAGCAACCAGCCCGAATACGCCCTGCTGTTCGCCTGGCACATGAAAGACATCATCGTCCCGAAGCTGCGCAAGGCGGGCTATAAGGGCAAGTTCATCGTCCCGCTGCCGGAACCGAGGGTGCTTGATGCCTGACCTAGGGTTTTTCGAAGATGCGCGCGGCGTTATCCAGGACCTGCTGAAGGAGCCGCTGGACGCGGTAACGAAGATCTTCACCCGCCAGGGCGCGGTGCGCGGCAACCACGTGCACCTGGAGACAACACAGTGGACGTACGTCGCCTCAGGCAGCCTGGTCATGGCGCACCGCAAGCCGGGCGACAGCCTTCCCG